AAATTTATAGCCTCCAGAGATCTGGCTGCCATAGATAGTGCCCACCGTTGGAAAGGATGCCCCGATATCCCCCGCAACGAATCCCAGAAGGACAATGAGAATGTGTTTGCGGACATAATCAGGTCTTTCAATCAAATTTCCAGCTCCACCATAGTTTCCATCTGGATCGGCATAACCCTCGACGTCGCAGGCCACCTGATCGCCAATCACCATATTGGCGACAGAGTTGCCACTCAAGGCCACCCCGTCAGCGGCGTGTGCACTAACAGTCACCGTTGGAGTATATTCCACTTCTTTATAGACTTCAAAAAGCTGGAACCCAGAAACATCATAACACGACACATCATCATCCCAGGCCATTCCGGTTGTTTTAGCAATTCTTTTCCACCCCGCTGAGGCAAAATTATAGGTTCCAAGGGTTGTCCCGTCTGGACATCGTATAACAACCGCACCCCCGGATGCTCTAACCCAGATATATTCTTTAGCAATAGTCCCCAAATCGGTTTCGGTAAAAGTAACATTACACACGACACTCCCCCCCAAAGCATTAGAGGAGAGTTCATCACCATCGATTGCATTGGCTGGTGTTGCCCCTCCGGTTGCCCCTGTTGGAATACATTTTTTTGTAGAAGCCCCAGGAGTCGATGCCGTATGGGGATGAGAACCGGTGGCTATTGCCTGATTTGTTTTCTCTTCATATTTTACCTTGTCGGAAAAGACCAGATATGCCCTGCCTCCGGTATTGATATATTTTGTCACTCCCGAAAGAACCCTTAACCATTCTTCGCTTCCGCGCTTGACATAAACATCGCCAATGGATTTAACGGCATGTTTGGCTACCTCAGCCTCGAAGTCGGCTCGCTTCTCATAAATTTCCGACCCCTTGCTATGACCAACTGCCGTCGTACTATTGTAACCTCTTGTCACGGTCAATGTCCCCGTTGCCTTTGTGTTGGCTGTAACGCGTATCTCTTCATTGTCGCAAAGAGAAGTGAAGGGAGTCGCTGGACATCCGTTGGAATCGCTCACCACAACAGTGGTATCTGATGATGTGATATCCGCGGTCAATGTTGAAAGCCATCCGGCGACGGTCCAGGGACAGACCACTTTTTTAAGATTGCCATAAAGGATGTTTCGATATTTTCCCACATCGTCGGGGTCTGCATTGACAAAATCGGCGAGATCGATCACATCAAGAGGAAGAGAGGCGTTTTTTCCAAAAAGCATGGAAGAACAATCAATCTTGAAATCAACCGCCGGATCATAGGCTTCATAGGGCTGGCCCATCTCTCCCTTAAAAATTTTGGTGGAAACATCGCTTCCAAATGTCTCCCCGGTATCGATACAGAGTTTGTAAATCTCAACATACTTTTTCTCAGGCGGGTAATCATCGAAAAGTTCTATCAGGGTATTTTTAGCAAGGATTTTATCATTTTTAAACCGAAGGGTGAGTTTGCAGTTATCATATCCTCCGAGATTTCGGATCTCGTTCCCGATTCCAGAGAGATCGAAAAGATAGTCCTCGTAATTATGGCCGTTGTAATCAAGGTTCCTATCGGAGAAATAGAGTGTCAAACCCGATAGAGAAAGATGAACCAGATAAATTGGCTGAAGAAAGGGCCGGTCGATTTTTTGGGTTTGATTGGCATCGAGCGTTCTGACCAATTATAAGACCTCCAGGAGTTCCAAGTGAGCGTTCCAAATTCCATTTGCCTTATAGGTAAAATCAAGATCGTTTAAAAGTTCCATGAAATAAGGTATTCCGTTCTCATCCCAAACATAGAAATATTCAGTTCCTTCCGTGGCTGCATCCCAAGCCTCAAAACTTGTTTTTTGTGCTGTCAGGATAAGCAGATCGTAAACGACTGAAAGCCTCGGGCCCCCCAGTTTGATCCTTCTTACCCTGCCTGATTGGGTCTCATTTCTTGAAATGTTCTTTTTCTTCCCGACCTTTGATCCATAGGAAGGATTCCTCTCAAAGGTATAAATTTTTGATAAAAACATCTCTGGTAATTCGACAATCGTCGCCGGTGCAGTAACATTCAATTTCCAATATCTTTTTGTCTGGGCGGTAAAGGTCTTATCAATCAGGAGTGCATCGCCCTGAGTCCAACCTACCGCCTCGTGATCATCGCCAGAAAAAGCATCAGTTGAATACCTCAGCGAACAGGCAAGACCATTGAGATTATGGCCAACGGGAATGATGAGTCGATCAATTTCATAGATAGTCGTTGCTTCCTGATCGACATAGATAACAAATGGGCTGGCAAAGGCCGTTCCCTTAAAAAGTTTTCCAATGTCCCGATCGTAAAGCCGATATTTTGGGAAAGATGTGTTCTCACTCGAAACCGCTAATAACGAAATTCCCAAAATATTTAGATAGGCCACTTTGATATTAGCCATTAATCGCCTCTCTTAGTTGCGAGGATCTTCCATATTTCAAAACTTTGGCAATCTCGTTAGCCACTTTCACTGGATCACCAGACCCTGAAACAGTGATATTTATCCCCCCCATATTAGTCGTTTGATTTTTAGAGACAATTCTTTCTCCCTCATGGACCAAAGCAAACCCTGTTTTGGGGACATAAGTTGTGCCGTGCTGGTAGGAACCCGCAAACATTTCTTTAACATCCTGATAGGAAAACTTGGAGTACCATTGAGCCACATCCGGGTTGAATTTCGTCTCCTCGTATGGTTTGATGAATCTATCCCAGATTTTCGGCGTTAGTTCTTTCCCCGTCATGGTAATATATTCCGTAAGCAAATTGAGTTCTTCCTCAAAGACCTTATCCAAGACCTCGCCCATTTGGTCAGACAACATTTTCATATTTTCCTGGCCCATGCCACCCATCATCGTACTGATTGCTCTTCCCCCCGGCATTGAGATGAGATACATCCAGTTTTTCAAGACTGCATTCAGTTTGTTTGCCTCAACCCCCATGCTTCCCAATCCATTCGTTATTTTGGAAAAGTCTATGGCGAAATTCAAAGCTGAAAGATCATTCTCGACATTACTAATTTTGTTTCCCAATTTATCGAAAGCCTCACCCAACGGCATAGGAGGTGACATGCCCGTTCCTACAAAATCTATATAAAGTTTATTTGTAAGATTTGCGTCATAACTTCCGCCATATTTTCTCTTTGGAGGAGCAAGACTGGGCGTCCCAGCTTCCTCAGAAGTATTGACATTACCTCCACTCCCAGCGGTTCCAGTAATGGATACGGGTTCAATGGAGGCGGCAAACGCATCATATTGTCGCTTTGCCTCTCTCAAATCCTCTTCCCATTTTGAGAGGTTGGCTCTGATAAATACGGGATCTTTTTCTTCAATCTCGGTTTTCTTTTTAAGCCATTCGTCAACGGCCTTGCTCAATGCTTTCTGGTATTCTTGTCCTCTTTCGGGATATTGTTCATTCAGTTGCTTGACCTTTTCCAGATAAGTATCCATAGCGTCATTGAGATTGCCGAATGTATCCTCTCCGGCCATTTTCTTATACGATTCGGTCAGGGATTTAATGGAATTGGCATAATCCAGAACAGAGACTTTCCCAGCCCTAAATTTGGCTGTAATAGAAGAGACAGCATTTTCGGCATCTTTTATACCGACCATAAGGCTCTGAGTGCTCTTCGTTCCTAAAACTGACATGGATTGATTTAATTCATCAATATCAATCTGGTATTCAGACAACCATTCATGCATCAGTGATTGGGCTCGCTTGATTCCTTCTGGATCGGCGAATTGTTTGGGATCGATTTTTATTTCCCCCATCTTTTTAGCCATTTTCTCTGTATAAGCCAAAAGATCATCAACCGATTTAAAATACATTGCTTTTCCAAAACCTTCAGCAAAATCGACTCCACCAAATCCCGGAATTTTCTTGATTAAATTAAAAAAGTCTTTCGCAGCTTGAAGACCCTCGCTAAAGAAATTTGCCAATACATTTGCCGCAGGTGCGAACGATATTTTTAGAGCATTGATCGTCGCTTCTAATCGTTTAAATGTATCCTCGGCTTCCGAACCCTTTCCTATGATAACGTCTCCCAAAACGGTTCCCAATTTTACAGCTTCTTCACCCAAATCCTTTATCGCCTTAGCCCCGAGATTGAAATAAGGAACAAGTTCCTGACCAGATCGTCCCATTAATCCTATTGCCACGGCGGTCTTTCCAGTTCCTTGTTCAACCGATTGAAACGCATCGGCTAAACGATACGTCATATTTTCAAGTTTTAAATCTTCATCGGATAATTTATCAACATCGATACCCAGGGCTTTAAAATATTTCCCAGCATCACCCGTTCCTGCCTTCGCCTCTTCAATAGACCGAGCAAGAAATTTCATCCCAGAGGCAAATCTTTCATTGTCCACATCGGCCATCTTTGCGGCATAGGACAACTTCTGGTAGGCATCTGTTGAGAGTCCCATGATTTCGGCCTGACGTTTGATCTCATTGGCTGAAGTAGCGATCGACCTTGCAAAATCGTAGACCTGTTCACCTGCATTAATCGCCCTGGCTCCCAGGTTGACAATCGAGTCCCATTTGATAAGGGAAAGGGAACTACTTACACCTTTGACACTCTTATCCATCCCCGTAATCTTTTGGGAAATTTTGTCGAGGACGACGGTGCCTTCATCCGTAACTTTAAATTTTAGAGTGAAATCTTTTTCGGCCATTTATTCTCCCTCAATAGGTTTTATCGGTTCCGTGAGTATACGGATCTTCTTTGCCAATTCCATTACCTTGACGTAACATTCCCTGTGGTCAGACACTTCGAGCATTTGGCAGGCCGATTGGATACCCTGAGAAGTGATCCCCGAAGTATCATTTGATACCATTTGAAAAACCTCCCATGCTTCAAGATTGGAAGGATCTATCTCGGGTCGGCATTGCTCGCACGGAGGGCCTTTTATTTTCCCAGCCTCTTCGTTTATTGTCTTCCAAGCATCCTGACATTGAGGACACCACAATCCTGACGATTGCCTTTCTACTACCCATCCGGCGAGCCTGCCAAGTTTTTTAGTTCGTCCTCTAACTTCTTTGACTCTACCACCATCTCCTTGAATGCCTGAGAAATGATGAACCGCCTCATCTCTACATGATTGAAGATAGCCTCTCTGATTTCTTCCTTCCCAACATCGATGTCGCCTTCGATAGTGATCCCATCCCAATCCTCGAGGCAATGAGAAAACATTTTCCATTCATATGTTAAATCGTTATAATCATCGACGATCTCTACCAGATTCTGGCCCGGATTCCTTGGATCTTCTACGGGCATTTCGACGGCAACCTTCCCCTGCTTGGATTCGTTTCTCAATTCAAGGATTTTCTTGCTTGATAATGGGCGAATTTTAAATCGAACGCCTTCATTCTTCAGCCAAGGATACCAGGTCCCTTGACTGTATCGTTTCAAAGAAAACATAAACCCTCCTGATTAAATCAGATTTGAAAGCTGCCCTACACCGACACAGTTGAAGGTCAACTGAGCCAACCCAGACTTATCTTGCTTGATCGCATAACTGGTGATGTAAGCACCCGCATCCGAATCATTGGTCAGGTCAGGAGTAAAATAAGAAGTGTTGTCAACATAGAACCTGATCGTTGTCAACTTGGTCGCATTCCTCTTGGCGCTCTCAATCACCTTCTGGCCCGTAGAGTCATTCGGATCGTAGAGTCCGGCGACCGCGACCGTCCATTTCTGGATCCCTGGCATCGCTGCTCCCCATCCTGTGCCGAATACGGAAGCATCAAGTTCATCCGTGGCCAGGTTCAAATCCCATGAGGCCAGATTCAAAATCTTGACGGCTGCCATCCTTACACTTGCATTCCTTCCAATTAACGGTGTTCCCATTTTTCCTACCTCCTTTGTTTGATTATTAAGACCTCTTCCACTCCAGAATTCCTATTCCCATCCAAGCCTTATCGCTTGGATCGATTATTTCAAAGTGATTGTATTTAGTTTTGATTTCATCCCAGAATTTATACACCTTACAATTCTGTTCATTTTGAAACTTAGTGTCCAAGATATCGTGAAATGCAATCCATCCTCCCTCTTTCACGAGGGGTGCATAATCCTCGAAGTCCATCTTGACTCCCTCATAGGTGTGATCGCCATCGATAAAAAGAAAATCCACTCCCGTTCCGTTTATGGAATTCTTCAACCTCTGAAGAGTTTCCGGTGAATGGCTATCCCCTTCGATCTGCTTGATTCTTTTTTTGAGGGGATGATCCTTGTAAACCAAATCGGCTTCCACAAATTCCCTGTCCAAACAATAGACCACTCCATCCCGTGGGTTGACAAGTTCTGCCCAGAGAAGGGCGGTTCCTCCGTTTTTAGTCCCTACCTCGACAACATTCTTAATTCTCTTTCCAATAAGAAAATTATGAAGCAACCCAACCTCATAATGCTTTTGAATGATGGGCCAGGGGATGGGAGTGACCGCATTGTTCACTTCTCTCTCAAACCATTCCTTATCGTCCAGCTTTTTGAGGAGTGCAATCACATTTCCCCATTCTTTATTCTCTCCGACGACCCTTCCCAAGAGAGTCATTGTCAACCAGAAATTGCGGTCTATCTCAAACTCCCGAATATGCCCGACATCGTAGGCTGTCAAGATGTGTAGTTTGAATCCTGCCTCGGTCGCCTTGCGGGTGAAATAATTATCCTCCCCCTGGGTCTGGACTTCGATTGAACCATCTTCTTTGACCGTTTCTTGTTTGAAAAATTTGAACCAAGGCTTTTCGAGCTTTTCGAATACTTCTCTTTTAACCAGAAGGCAGGCTGCACCGGTAGCGCCGGCATCGATCACGTCACCCAACTTGAAATCCTTGAAGGGAAGAAGTGTCCTTCGGTCATGCTTGTGCCAGACTACTGGCTCCCAGGGCGGATAGCCTCTCCAGCACAATCCACCGGCAAGATCGGCCCCCTTATCAAGCAAACCAAAAAGGTCTTTTAGTATTTGGGCAGGGTAAACCATATCCGCATCGAGAAGGAAGAAATGGGTGCATCCTTGTTCCAACCCATACTCAATCTGTGCTTCTCTCTTAGAATCCAGACCGCCACCCCTGGGAGCATCGAGATAGATGAAATCGGGTCTCTCCAGGGCCATCAGGCTGAGGTGTGTGTTGGAATTTATATAAGGCCATGTCAGGGGTAAGGCCCAACCTAATTTAAGGCCCTGGGGCCATCCTGTGCGTTCGCGGTCTATCTTTAGATCGGAGAAGAGCCATTTATCTACGATTTCCTTGCCCCACTTTTCCTCAAGCAACTTATTCGTTGCCCTATAATATTCGTTATATTTGCCCAGGTCGTTTCCCAAATAAGGCATAAGAGTCTGAGATCCGAAATGGTGGATATAAACGTCTCTTGCGATAATGCACTTATAACCAAAATCCTTCCGCATCCTGATGGCATAATCCCATTCTTCAGATCCCCCGATTCCGAACCGTTCATCAACCTCGCCCACCATATCCACGACATCGCGCCGGATCATGAGGAAAAAACCGATCAGGGAAGAAACCTCTTCCTCATATTCCCCGGGTAGGTTGTAATAGATCTTCTGCCTTCCCGTGACATAATTTGAGGTAGGCCCCACCGCCCCGACTCCGGGTTTGAAATGGGCGATCATCTTGGGAAGCCAGTCCTTCTCAAAGACAATGTCGTTGTTAGCCCATAGGACAAAATCGGAATCGGAAGATAGATACTTATGACCCTGGTTCAATGCCTTACACCATCCCAGGTTTTCAGAATTGGAGATCATTCTCAGGTTCGGTCTTCCTCTGCCAAATTCGAGAAGAAATTCCCCTGTCCCATCGCTTGAACCATTATCTATGACCAGGATATTGAAATTTTTCAAATCTGTAGTCTTATAAAGCGACTCCAGACAGATTTTCGTATATTTGAGTTGATTAAAAACCGGCATGATGATATCGACTTTCACAAAACCTCCCTATCCTTCGGTGTAAGGATCTCCAATAACGGTGCGATAAGAAATATTTAAAATGATTTTACTTGCTACGAAGATATCTTCTTTCTGTTCAATTTCCATGTCATTGCTGTCAAGGTCGGTAATTAAAGCTAATCCCCCCCAGGTCTCATCGTTAAAGATGGCCACCTCTAAATCGGCGATACATTCTCTGATCTCGGCTGCGGTATTCGCATAGATTTCTATCTCTAATG